CTTGCCAAATCAGCAACAGATGACTTTGGGAAGTTTGTTGCTGAGAAACCGGGGCTGTTTTCCAAACTGGAAAGTGTTGTCAATGAGGCGAATTTTAGTAAGATGGATGCAGCACAGTTGAGAAGTATGCTTGGGAATAAACAAGTATCTCCGGTGGAGATTGAGAATACGTTGGGAGGACTGAGGGGAACTGTTACTAAGCCACAGGTAATGGAGGAGGTTGCGGGGAAAGGGATTAAGTTGGAGGATGTTGTTCTGAAGGAACAAAAACCTTTTTCTATGCAAGAGGAAAATCGTTTGTTTGAGTTGTCTAACCAACAACGTGAGTTTAATACTGCGGAAATGCAGGAGTATGATAGGTTATACGGATTAGCAAATACTGCAGAGAATATGAAACCTAAGTTCTCCTCATACCAAGAACCCGGAGCTGTGGAGGGGAGTTATAGAGAGATGTTTGTGACGGCTCCAAGTAAAGTAGCCAGCGAGTTTCATGATAAAGCAATTAAGGGACTTAACGAACTTATGGAGTATCGTAAGTATAATGATTTAACTGCATATGAAGACAAAATAAAGAAGATAATGATTGCCGAGGAACATGGTATTGATCCTGATAAGTTTGATAAGTATATATCAGGAATGATAGATGCAGATGAAGCTGCAGGTATACGTTCTTGGAAAGACGGCCACTCCGCTTATTCAGACATACAGAATCCTATTGTCAGGATTAGGTATAATGACAGAGAAGTGGATGGAAAGAAGATTCTCTTCGTTGAGGAGATGCAGGGGCCTGCTGGGGATACGAAGTACGTAATTCCACTGTCTCCTGGAGATAATAGTAAATGGGTTACATCTCCGTTTGATACCAAGGGTGCAGCAGAGACTTATGCCAAGGAACATAATATAGACTTATCCAGGATTAGTAAGTCTGTTGAAGGCGAACAAGGCAAAATGCCCCCGCACCTTCAGTCACGAATTTATGACATTGGTGTTAAGCGTGTTCTTGCTAAGGCAAAGGAAGAGGGGTATGATGGAGTTGCCTGGACAACGGGGGAGATGCAGGCTGAAAGGTATGATTTGAGTAAGCAGGTAGATAGGATTATCCACTATAAAACTGGAGAAGATAAGTATCATGTGTTTGTGTACGCAAAAGGTGATACTGCTCTTTCAACTCGTCCACAATTTGGCAAGCAGGAGATTTCATTAAAAGAAGTTGAGGATTTTGTAGGTAAGGAAATTGCTCAAAAAATTGCTAAGGGAGAAGGCGAAGCAACAGAGAATGGTATTAAACTAAGTGGACTTGACCTCAAGGTCGGCGGGGAAGGCCTGAAGTCTGTCTATGACAAAACACTGCCTGAGAAGTTTAAGAAGTATGGGAAGGGGGAGGTGGGGAAGGTTGGTATATCTACCATTAAAGAAACTATGATTGATACTCCAGGAGGAGTTAATTTAACTTCTAAAGTTGAAGATGTCCCCGTCCACTATATCCCAATCAAGAAGGAAACTCCTTCTCGTTACCCTATTTATAGTGCCCTTCCCCCACTTCTAGCTGCTGGATTGGGGGCGGAGCAGTATCAGTTGGGCAGGGAAGATGTTAAGGGGAATAGAACAGCTAGGATGAGATGGTAAAGAATGTGTCAAAAATTGACATATCTCAAGGATGTGCCAGGTGTGGGGTATCATACAACCTTCATAGGCATCACGTCACCTACAATCCCCCACACCTGGCCTTGCTATGTTTTAAGTGCCATAAGGCAATAACCTTTATAAACACGGTGGCTGCGAAGATGTTTGGGACGCATAAGAAGTATAAAACGAAGATGACTAATGTGGTCAGGTTAGCACTGTGGGGGGAGTTTATAAAAGGCAATCGTAAAGGGTTTTGACTTTGACCTTTGTTTTGTCTTTTGCCGTTGGTTTTCATGATGCGTTATACCAGAGGTAAACAATGAACTTAACAGACGACAGTACTATCAAGACTAAGCCAGGTAGTTCTACCTTGGAATCAGACGAAGTCCTTGTGGCAAGGCTTCTTGAGTGGCTTAAGCTATCTGAGTCTTCTACCAGTGAGACAAACTGGAGAACAGAATCTAAAGAGGATTACGACTTTTATAGTGGCAAGCAAGACGATGCTGAGGTCTTGGAAAGACTGGCTATAGCCAAGAGGCCAGCCTCAGTCTATAATGAGTGCAAGCCAAAGATAGACATGCTGATAGGCTTAGCCTCCCAGAACAGGAAAACTCCTTATGCCTTCCCCGTTGAGACTACTGACGAATCCCTAGCTGAGATTGCCAATGGAGCCCTCAAGCACTATAGGAGAATGGCCAGAGTTGCTAGGAATGAGATTGAATGCTTTGAGCATATGGCCAAGTCTGGCAGGAGTCTTCTGCATTTCTATATCTCTGGGGATGACCCCTTCAAGCCTGAAATCAAGTCCAAGAGAATTCATGGGAGGGACTTTTGGCTCGACCCCGTGAGTGTTGAGTACAATCAGGAAGATGCAAGGTTCATCTTTGTGGATAAGTGGTTTGATAAGGATGAATTTAAGTCCTTGTTCCCAGACATTAACATTGATGAACTAAGCCAGTTCTCCAAATCCCACCCTGATATGCCCCTGTTCTTCTCCCAGGAAAGGGAAAAGTATCGTGTTACTGAGTGCTGGTATCGTAAGTATGACGAAGTTTACTGGGTCATGAATCCTCTTACTCAGCGCAGTGAAGCCCTTACAAGAGGGGAGTATCTGAAGTTCAAACAGGCTGTCTCGCAGGGAATTAAGCTTCCCAACGGGCAGATGGTGCCGAATGATGCAGCTAATAAGTACCAGAAAAGGTGGAGAAAGAATGTTTACTATTGCTTCTTCTCTGCTAACAGGGTTATAGCAAGGGGTCCAAGTCCTTATAAGCACAATGAATTTCCTTATATTCTTTATGGGGCTTACAAGGATGATGATGAGAACAGGTGGTTTGGTGCATTATCTATGATGAAAGACCCCCAGAGGGGGATCAATACTATGCGGAGGCAACTCCAGCATCTGCTTCAGACCTCCCCCAAGAACATACTTGTGCATGAAGTTGGAGCTGTGTTGGACATTGAGGCCTATGAGAAAAGGTCATCTGAGCCAGGATTTCATATGGAAGTGGCTCAGGGAGCTGTGTCAACAAAGAAACTTGATTTTACACAGCAACCTCAGATAAGCCCCGTCTATGCTCAACTGTTTCAGATGGACAGCCAGACAATGAAGGACGCTTCGGGCATCCAAGATTCCCTCCTTGGAATCCAGACATCTTCCCGTGAGCCCGGCGTAACAGTACGCATGAGGCAAGAAACTGGTTTGGCTGTCCTATTCCTTATGTTTGACAATGCCAGGGAATCAAGGCTTCAGGGTGGAAGGCAACTGTTCTCGATGATTCAGCAGTACATTACTGGTGAGGAGATTATCAGGATTGAAGGGGAAGAGGGAGCTAAGATGATTCAAATTAACTCCCAGAGAAACAAACAAGCCCCTGGATTTAATGATATCTCGGTTGGCAAATACGACCTTGTTATTGATGAGGCCCTGGAAAATGCCTCAATGAGGATGGCTACGCTGCAGATGTTGACTGAGTTCGGGCAACAGAATCCGGGTTCTATTCCTCCTGAGATGATTATAGAGTATTCGGACTTGCCCATGACTGCTAAGATTCAGGTCAAGAATTACAGGATGGAACAACAGCAAATTCAGCAACAGCAAGTGCAGCAGCAAATGGCTGTAGAACAGCAAAAGGTTGCGAGTGAAGAGAATCTTAAAAGGATGGAACTGGCAATAGAAGAGCGGATAGCAGTAATGGAGGCCAATGTTAAACTGGCCATAGCGGAGATTGTTCAAGAGGGCAGGAAGACTGCTCAGAAAGGAAGTTAGTAAGATGGGTTTTACCACTGAAGAATTGATGGAACTGCAGAATGAAGTTGAAGCGGAAGGTGGATTTCCTCCCGCTGATGAATCGTCTGAGGGTTCTGATGTTGTTAAGGTCATCCCAGATGGCTCTGAAAAAGACGAGACAAAGGACAAGGTAGACGAGAAAAAGGCTGAAGACAAAGTTGTTAAACCCGTTGAGGGTGATGTGAAGAAACCCTTAGAAAAGGAAGGCGAGGTTGATGAGACTTATGAACTTCGAGAATCCAATAGAAAACTCCAGGCAAAATTGGAAAGAGTTTCCTCTGAGTATGAAAGGCTAAATAAGGTCCTTAAGGACAAAGGCCTTGTGGATGAAGAGGATGAGAAGGGCCGAAAGGATCAGGAAGACGCTGCAAGGGCTAGTTATAATGCCAGGATGGAGAAGTTGTCTGAGATAGTCGAGGTTATGGCGGTTAATCCTAAGTATGAGGATGTGACTGAAGTTTGTTCTCAGAAGAACTTTGATGATATGTTCAGTGCAATGGCCCGATTCTATGTCAGCAAACAGGGTGGGGACTTTGATGAGACTTTGACTCAGGTTGAGAAACAGGTTTGGAGTTTGCCAAATCCTTACAAGTACATGTATGATATGGTTAAGAAATATCATCCATCTTACGTTAAGGATGAGGGTGTAAAGGATTCTAAGAAAGATGATAAGGTTGAGGGCAAAGGGGAGAAAAAGGAGCCCGCTCCTGCTGCCCCCTCGTTGCAGGACCTTCCCGGAGGTGATGGAAAGGGTGAATCTGGTGGTTGGACTGATGAACGCATCACCAACCTTGATGAGGATGAGTTGTTTGAATTTAAGAAAGAGCACCCCAAGATTTACGCTAGTTATCTTAGGGGCGAACTAAAATGACAATACTAGAACTTAAGGTTGGTGGCCTTAGTCAAGGAACTAATCGTAAAACCATTGAGTTTTACATTGACGGAAATGGCTGTTTTATATGTACCTCGCATAATGTGCATCATTCTGGTTATCCTCAGATATTTCATAATGGAAGGGTGACGAGTATAACAAGGATGATTATGGAAACTAGATACGGCAGAAAACTAGAAAGAGAAATATCTGTTATTCATAATTGTGATAATAAGTTGTGTATAAACCCTGATCATATTAGAGTGGGTACACAACAAGACAACATGATCGACTGCAGAAACAAGATGAGAATAACAGGTCAAAAACTTTCTGATAGTGATGTAGAATCTGTCCGTGAGTTATATAAAACAGGAAATTTTTCACAGAGAATACTTGGTACTCGTTTTGGCGTTGGCCAGGATCAGATATCAAGAATAGTTAATTTCAAAAGGTGGAGGTGACATTGTGGCTGGTTATCCAAAAACTACATTCGTTACGAGTGATAATTTAACTCGTAAGAAATGGGCAAGAGAACTTTTTAGTGTTCTGCTCCCCGCAACGGAGTTTAATGATCTCATTGGTAAGGATACTAATGCGATTATTCAGATGCGGACAGAACTTGCAAAAGGTGAGGGGGATGTTATTAAGTTTGGTATTAGACTTCCCCTGTCAGGTACTGGCGTTCAGGGTAATGACCCTGTGGAAGGTAACGAAGAGAAACTGATCTTCAAAGACTTCTCTGTTACGATTGAGGAATTGAACCACGCAGTTGATACTGGTGGTAAGATGGAGGAACAGAGAATTCCTTATAACCTTATCCAGGAAGGCAAGAATGGTCTTCAGGATTGGTGGGCAGCGAAGTTGAGTGATTATGCATTTGCTGTTCTGTGCGGGGATACGAGTTTTAATATGGTTGCTGGCAAGGGCGATTTCGGTACGGCTATTGCGGCATCAGACACGAATCATGTTCTGCGTGTTAATGATGCAGCAACTGATGCAGCCATGACAAGTGCTGATGTTATGGACCTGACCTTCCTTGATAGGATGAAACAACTTGCAGAAATGCCAACAGGAACGAATTGCTACAAGGTTCGTCCGCTTGTTATTGGAGGGAAAAAGTACTTCAGGATTATCCTGCATACCTATTGTTTTGACGCCCTTCGTCAGAATACTAACGTTGGCCAGTGGGGAGATTTGCTTCGCAGTGCTAACAAACTTGCTCAGCCCAATGTTGAGATTGAGTATAATGGTATGCTGGTGTCGAAGTCAGAAAGAATCAGAAAGAGCCCCACTAATTCAAGTGTTTATCGTAATCTGCTTCTGGGTGCTCAGGCGGCTGTGTTTGCGTGGGGTGGAGCTGGTGACAGCAAATCCACTACAATGGCGTTTGTTCCTTATCAGAAGGATGCAAATCGCTTCATGATGGTCCGAGGTGGGGGTATCTTTGGTATGGCTAAGACCACGTTCGCCTCTAAGGACTATGGTATTATCACTGGCTGTGCCTATGGCTCAGTGCTTGCGTAGGGAGGTTTAAGATGGCTACTGATTTTTATACCAACGCTTTTGCTGATAACTTTAGGCTTGCCAAATCGAGGATTATTGTGAGTCCCGCGACAGCAACCTTTAATGTTATCAGGGTTCCCAAGTATGCCTTTGTGTCTGATGTGTGGCTTCAAGTTGTTATTGCTACGAATGTGGAGCCTGATAATTGTTCTGTGGGTTGGAGTGGTAATGCAGATACGGCAGTTACTAATGGGTTTATTACTATAGAGACAGCTGACCCCCGAACCACAGGACTTAAAAGGGCGCAGAAGGATACTCTGACGACTTTTCAGGGTAAGTATTTTAGTGGTGGTAGTGGCGTGATTACATTCACTTTTGATGATGGTGCTGCTACTACTTTGGGTTCTTATATTGTGTTTGCACAGTACACCGTTGTTCATTAAGGAGGAGTTAAAATGGCTACAGCAACTATTGCGGATTATAGAAGGACTGATCAAAGATGTAATGCGCTGGAAAATCCTTTCTGGATTACGTCAGCGATTGTGGATGGTGCGGCAGTTTCGGGCCTCAAGGATAAGGCTTGTATTTTGTTCAGTTTTCCTGTGGCGGGTCAGAAGATTATCATTCATGACTTTGCACTGGAAATTATTACTGGATTTACTGCTGCGACAGTTATGGAAGTGGGGAGTTATACACTTGCTACCAGTGACGCTATGACGACAGGGGAGTTGGCAACCTTGGTTGAGGCGGACGAATATCTTGCTCATGGGGATATTACAGCGACAGCAGCAGCTTGGTATTATGCAGATAGTGGTAGTCACTTTTTGACTGCCAAAGCTGCAGGTACGCATGTTGCAACGGCTAATCTTATTACTGGTGCTGCAACAGTGGTGCCTTGTATTGCAATTACCCCGACCATTGCAACTATCATTATTGGGCAGGCTCAGTTGCACGTGTTGATTTCTATTGTCCCCGGAACCTAGGAGGATGAAATGAGTGTTACCATTCAGGATTATAGACGAACAGATCTTCGAATGGATGTGAGTGGAGACCCTTTCTGGATTGTCTCAAAGGTCGTTGATGGCCATGAGGTATCTGGGTTAAAGGGTAAAGCTTGTGTTTTATTCTCCTTTCCCGTGGCGGGTCAGCAAATTATCATTCGTGAGGTTGTGGTTAAGATTACAAGGGCTTTTACAGTAGGTACGACCTTGGAACTTGGAACCTATACTCTTGCGACTGATAGTGTGGAGACTGGGGGTGTGGCGACTGCAGAGCATGATGATGCTTATATTGAAGTGGCAGATATTACCCCCACCATAGTTGGCTATTATTACCCCACTACGGGAGACTTTGCGGATGCTCGAGGGTCTGGAGTGACTGTTGGTGGAAGTAACTTGATTGTGGGGGCAAGTACTAGTGTCCCTGCAGTTGTGTTGACTCCTAAGATCTCAACAATAATCATCGGACAGGCACAAGTTTTAATGCTTGTCTGTATTGTGCCTGGGTCATAGGAGGTTAAAATGGCAGTTGACGTTATCAGAGATTTAAGGGCGGGTTCACGAAGAACAAATATTGTTGGGGCTCCGTTCTGGATTACCAGTGATACTATGGATGCTGCAGGGACTACTATTGATGATAAGGCTGTTATCATCTTTAGTTTTCCTGTGGCGGGGCAGCAGATTATTCTCATGCAGTTTGTTACAGAAGTACTGACCAATTTTACGGCTGGTTCATCAGCAACTATTGGTTATTACTCTTTGGCTACAGATGATGTTACTGTAGGTGGTGTAGCAACTCTTGTCGATGTTGATAAGGTTGAGGCATCAGGAGCAACCTATACAACTGCTGCGATTTACTATAGTGCAACTGGGGATGCTCTTGCTAAGAAGATACTTGGAATTCCAACAGCAGCCAATGATTTAATTATAGGCGCAGCTACAACTGTTCCAGCCATTTGTGCTACGTTTGGAAATGCTGGAACTATTTCTGGTGGAAAGTGTAGATACCACGCACTGATTGCCGTAGTGCCTGGAACATATTAACAGGAGGAAATGAAATGTTAAATGAGGCTAAATATAGAATAGCAGGAACTCAAATTCCACTGGAAGTTGATACAAGAAAGAATCTTCTGGTGGCACAGGGGTCTGCAAAGTATACAGAAGCGGCACTTGCTGGTAGGTTGTTTACTTGTGCTATGCAGACAGCTACTACCACAAGTACATCACTTAATACTACTTTTGTTGGATTGGCTCTTGTCAATCCTACTGGTAGTGGTAAGATTATCATTGTGCATAGGTTCTCCTATGCGGCGACAGCAGCGTTAACTGCTGAGACTCTTCTGGGGCTAGCAACGACAACGGATTCAGGATTTGCTGCAGGACTTACTCCCCGTTGTTGCAGGTATGGTTATGCTTCCTCTATTGCTTATGTGGCTTTAAGTGCAACTATTGTAGCCCCCGTAGTGGAGAGGATTCTTTGCACACTTGGTCAGGGAGCAGATAGTGTTCAACTTGGTGGAGCTCCTCCCAATATGTTTGACTTGGATGGGAGTATGATCCTTGATCCAGGAAGGGCTGTTGTGACAAATACTACAGCTGCTACTGGTGCTGTTATGCAGTTTGGCTATGTTTGGGAAGAAGTAACGGCGTAAGATATGTCAAAATTTGACATGGGTTCTTAACCCATAGCCTGAGGAAATGACTATGACATTTTTAGAATTACAAGATGCAGTGGCTTTAAAACTACAGGATGCCTCTCCAGAAATCGTAGCATCTATTCCGGATAAGATAAACGAATCTATTCAGGAGATAGCGGAGGAAGTTGAACTTCCTAGTTTAAAGTTACTTGGGTCGGTGTCTACGGTTGTTTCCCAGGCATGGGTTAATATTAAGACTAGCATTACATTGTTCAGTGGAAAGTTATCCTATGTTGGAACATCAAGTGGAAGTGTAGGAATCTATAAGTGGGGGCTAGAGGAACTTGTAAGTAACTATCCAACTATGACGGAAGCGGGTGATGTAGAGTACTGTACATTGGAAGGGGATATTTTATGGTACGCAAAGATTCCTACTACAGCAACCGCGTTGACAGTTGTATATAGGGCAGTTCCGGCAACACTAGTTAATGATGGGAATATTCCCACTGATATTCCTTACTATCTGCACAATGGATTGATAGTTAATAAGACCTGTGCAAAGTTATTTGATCTTATTGAGGATGGACTTGAAACACAGAAGGTTAATACGCAGGCCTGTATTGCTTTGTACGATAAGGCAGTAATAAGTTTAAGGGCTTGGGCATCTCGTAGGAGGATTAACGTCGGTGGCAGTTTCTGGAGTGCTTAAACAGAGAAGGTTGTTACTTAAGACCAGTGGCTTGAATAATGCTCAACCCCCGACAAGGTTGGAGTATGATTCCAATACTGGGGTTATTGAGCTTGCTGAGGCTTATAACGTAGAGATTGATGATACTGGAAGGCCTTGTAGAAGAGGTGGTTATACTGCTACGGTAAGGACTGAAAGTAGTCATTCTATGTTTACTGGCAGAACAGGAACTTTCTTTGTTGCTGGTACGATTCTTTATAGGTTGAATGAGGACCTTACAAGGACCTCTGTTCGGACTGGGTTAACTACTGCTGCTAAGGTAAGTTATGTAGAAGTTCTGAATACTATCTACTATATGAATGGATATGAAAAAGGAAGACTTGTTAATGGGGTTTATAGTAATTGGGACGTGGGTACTTATCAAGGTCCAGTTACCATTAGACAATTCTCAGCCCCTCCAATAGGAACATTGTTGGAAGCATATAATGGAACTATGTTTGTTGTAGTGAAGAATATTCTTTGGTTTTCTGAAAGATTCGGGTTTAACCTTTTTGATATGGCCAGAGGGTATGTCTGGTTTGAAGATGATATAACAATGGTTAAGGCTGTTGCGGATGGGCTATATGTTTCTACTGGTAGAAAGGTAGTATTTTTGAAGGGGCAAATTCCAAGTGATTTTCAGCAAATAAATGTTTCTAGTTACAGTGCTATTAAAGGTACTGGAATAAGAATTAACGCAGAGGATATGTTGAAAGGACAGGTAGTAGGAACGGCTGTTCTTTGGACAGCCTCTAATGGGATTCACTTGGGATTGGCGGGTGGGGAGTGTAAGAACCTTACGGAGGACAGGATTGAACTTCCTTATGTTACTGAGGGTTGTGCTGTTCTTCATAATGGTAAGTATGTTGTAGTAATGAAAAAATAGGAGGAATTTGAAATGGCTCTTAAATATTCAACTTGTTTAAGGAATATGCAACTTGGTGGTAATATTGTAAGGCATGTTGCTGCAAAGACTAGTACAGGAATTGCGGCAGTAGATGGTGGAGCAGGTGTAGATACTCTTACTATTGCTAGTGGGTTTCTTGCAGCAGGATTTTCGCCTGGAGACTCTATTCTAGTGATTGGATTTACTGGAGGAGCAGCAGGTCTCGTTGGCCCGTTTTTGTTGTCTGCTGTAACAGATACTACTCTTACGGTGCCTACTGCAAGTCTTGCTGATGACGCAGCAGGTGAGTCGGTTACTGTCGTTGCTCTTGTTGGTGGTTCTCTTAAGGACGTGTTTAAGGATGGCGTTCTTAGGATATACAACGGAACTCAGCCCACGAGTCCTAATGATGGTTTAGGTGGAGCAACCATGCTTGTTGCAATTAGTAAGGCTAGTGCTACTTTTACTTCTGGTGCGGTTGCTGCTGGGCTTGAGTTTGGTCCTGCTGCACTTGGTGTGCTGAGTAAGATTACAAGTCCTGCTGATGTGTGGTCAGGAACGATTGCGGCAAGTGGTACTGCAGCGTGGTTTAGATTTTATGCTAATGCGACTGATGCTGGTGGGGCAGATACAACCTATATTTATCCCCGAATTGATGGAGCTGTTGGGACATCAGGTAAAGAACTTAATATGAGTTCTGTTTCGTTGGTTGCTGCAGCGACATGTACTATTGACACGTTTGCTATTACGTTACCTGAATCGGCGTAAGGATTAGTTATGCCTAATACCTTTAATGTATATGCTCCAATAGCAACTTATGATATAAGGGCTGGTGCTATATCTACATTTGATGCATTGTGCTCTACCATAGATGCTTATGGATCAATTCTTACAACTTGCACACTTGATGTAGTTGCACCTTTTCATTCCATCAATATAATTGCAGGGGCAACTTTAGAATCAGGTTCTCCCTTCCCGACTGCACAGGGAGTTGTGGGTATAACCTCAAGAGCAGAAGGTTATTCCCCGTTTGCAAGTGCTATAGGTTATACAGGAGCATGGCTGTCGCAAAATGCTCCTGTTGCTACTGCCAGTGCACAGGTAAACAAGGTTTGGTCTGGTACATTTGCAGCAAACTCTATGTTTCCTAGTCTATCCTCAACAGGACTAAGTGGAGTTGTTGCTGTACTTGGAAGTAATGGTTTTATATCTACACTCAGTGCGACAGGTTATATTAGTTCTGTTGGTACTTTTGCAGTTGATACGCCATTTCCTAGTTTATATGGGAGTGGAAGTATTCCTTATGACTTTGGCAGCATTGTAATAACCAGTAATTATATAAACTATGGTTATGTAGTTTATGGTGATGAGTATGGTTATATAGGTAAGTTCGATGTAAAATCTATGTTTCCAAGTATAGCCGGGAGTACTGTATGAGTGATCTAAGTTTCAATATGAATTGCAGTAATACTGCTGTTGGGCAGAATGAGGGATTTTCTTTCAACTCCTTTATTGTTATTGATGGTAAGTTATATGCTTCTAGTTCAGATGGCATCTTTCTAGTGGAGGGTGATACGGATAACGGTACTGATATTGATGCCTTCTTTTCTACGTTTTCAACTGATTTTGGAGTGAATACTAAAAAGAGAATTAGAAGTATATACCTTTCAGGCAATAGCAAGGGTAATTTGTATGTAACACCTGTGATGGATAATGACGAGGGGAAAAATTATCTTGTTAATCCTGAGAACACACTTTACTTTAGAAGTCATAAGGTTGCTATTGATAGAGATGAAAGAGGGTTCTACATTGGGGTTAAGGTTGCTAATGTAGATGGCGTGGACTTTGCTATTAACAGTATAGACATTCTATCGTTTGCTATCCCGCAACGATGAGATATGTCAAAAAATGACATGAGTGCTGAAACAACAAAGATAATCTATTCATCTGACAAAGCAAGATACTTAACAGGACTTGCTAATGTGCAGATCTTTAATATAAAGTCCTATGCCAATAAAAATAATCTAGATCTATTTAAGACACAGGTAACACTTCAAGATGGTAGTTTTGTGAGATGTCTATTTGTGCATGGGCATACACTGGCAACTGTATTTACTCCAATTTTAGTCCCAGATGAAAAGGTTCGTAAGGAAGTTGTTAGGTATCTTACTACTTGTATTATACTATCCTCTTCTGAAAGTGATACCTACACTATACCCTTTAATATTTCAAGTTATGAAATGGATAGTATTGTGGGTAAGGATAAACCTGAGATGGAATTCTTCAGTGAAACTTATGTTTATCCTTTCTATGACTCTTGGATTGAGACTTGTCCATTCATATTTACTTTGGATCACAAGAATTTTATAACAGTTATAAATGGGGGAGGCCGATTTCAGGGAGTATCTAGTAGGGATGACTGGCATAATAATTCATACGATCAGCATCTTGACTTGGGACTTGGACAAAGTATCTGCACCTATTTTAACTCAATCAAGATGCCGGGGTCGGAGAAGGTTTGCTTTAGTTTCTCCCCGCTTACCTATGGAACTGAAATGAGGCATGTTGATAGATATATTGATCATACCAAGAGACTTTATATTCCTATCCTTGGTAGGGGGGTTGAATTCTTAGACAAATACCCGAAACTTGCTGGTTGCGAAGGATACGCTTTTGGGAAGAAGCCGTTTACAATAACCAATGAAGGAATAGCTACTTACAAAGAGTCTGTGCGAGTATCAGGAGTTGTTCCTAACCCATTAGATCCTTATAACAATTTCAGGTTATCTCTGTTCTGGCCGTTTATACCTTATATGAGAGAGATACCTTATTTGAACATCCAGAATTATACTAAAGTAGAACATGGAACTTCTGGTTTTCCTGGAAGAAAGAGTTTAAGGTTTATTGAACCATCTTATAAGCACAGTATTTATTATAACTATATAGTAGAAGATGAAGTAATTAGTACTCATTCTCTTGTTAGAGAGGATGAAGTAACAGGGGAATATCCTGATGTAGTTTCTAGCGCTTCTTCTGAAGGGACGCTTGACCCAAGTCACGGAATTGTGAGTGGGTATCTTACACAGACCGCTATGCAAGGCCAGACCCTATCTACTCGTATAAAGAAGACTGCAACGATAGGGACGGTAGGCTCTCTCAAAGATATATTTGTAGAGACAGTTCTACAGGCACAGTTGATTTATAGTTATAATAACACAGACCAAATAACAAGGGATACTAATTTCATAGCAAATTATTATGATTCTGGATGGGTTCCTGATGGGTCTTGGCCGTGTGGCAAGCCCAGAGAAGATGCAACGAATGGAACTTTAGATACAAAAACTAGGTGGGATAATATTATTGAAGGTAGTCAATCTTTAAAGATAGGGGATATTGTAATAGATTCAGGAGATATTGCGTTGAGTTACTCTGGGGAGGATTCAACTGTTATAGAGCATAATGGTACGACCACTTGGAATAGGGCGTGTAACCCTTGTTCACAACTTGTTACGACCATAGACGTGTTGTATGACTCAGGTTCGCAGGTAATTGAACCTAGAGATGGTTCTTCTCGTGGGCCGTGTGACTGTCCTCAGTCGTTTGATTCTAATCATGCTATACAACCGTATACTGATATATACAGACCGCCAGAAGGTCAGGGATGGCCAGGTGCTTATGATAACCCCGGTTGGAACATGACAGGTCCTACACAGTTGAGTAATGGAAAATATGAGCCAGGGGCAACCACCCCCGGTAAGCTTTCTGTGTGGGAAGGGGAGTATTTTTACACCGCACCTGATGTAAATCAGATGGAAAGTAATTACTTGGACAACTGTAAGATGGCTGGTTTAGTTTATCTTTATTGCCTCCGGTGGAATGAAAAAGAAAAAAGGGTAGAGAATTATTTAGCCGCCACTTCGGATTTTACTGTGTCTAATAGGGCTGTTGGGGGGTATGCCTTTTCGACATGTGTAAGTGTAAAGCTTGGCGGGGCAGACTATAATTATCAAAATTACTTTCTTTGTTCTGGACTACCTTTTTATACGCCTCCAGGAATATTAGGGTATAACTCTTGTGAGTTTAACGGGACACCTTCATACACCGAGATGAGATCTGTAGCTATGAAAGCAAGAGGCTGTTGCCCTCCAGGAGCACAATGAAAGAGCTTACGTTTGAAGAATTTGTTGACAGAACTACGGCCATACAAAGGGCAAGGCGTATTTTTATAGATTCTGGCCTTATAAATAATGTGACACACGCATTTCAAGCGTACCAAGCTATATTCGCTGAAAGGGAGAGGGAGATATTTATAAACATTAACGCTTATATGATGCCTCCACCTTCAAGTATGTACGGGAAGTATAAATATCCTTTGTGTTTAGACTGTGGAGCAACTATGAATGTAAGGCAAGTGCCTGAGAATCCAGAAAATATCAAGATACAGCTTGTCTGCTCAAAGTGTGATACTGTTCTTAACAGTGAGGAAGATCTCCAGTGGTGGATGAATAATTTGAAGGTGAAGGATGGACATACAGGAATACCTCAAGGGGTTAAAGAAGACAAGTAAGGCTGATGACATTCCTGGAACGGTTGAGTCATACAGTGATATTCCTTGTGCAGTTTGCGGTAAGAAGTTAAAGATTATGAAGCCCTGTTGTTCGATGAAGAGAAAGGCTGCGGTATGTATATGTGGTTACAAGGTATATATGGAGTAGTGGCTTGTGAAGCCCTGGTGCAGTTATGGTTTCACGCCGCTCCGCTTCAAGGAATAAGGAGATTCTTTGTTAAGATAACTCCTTTCCTTTACAGCAAGGAGCAGGAGACTCACTTACTTGACTGCAAGTATTGCGTGAGTTTCTGGGCGGCTATTGTCGTAACTGTTATGTTCTTTACTCCGTACTATATTTACTTTGTGTTGCCTTTAGTTATACATAGGGTGTCGAATTTCTTGCATTTATTCTTCAGTCTTATGAGGGATAAGCAGTTTGATTTACGGGTGGGGAGGAATTAATGGCTCAGTGGCCAGGTAACGCAATGGTTAGTCCTTACTCCCCAGAGATATGGACAAACACCGCGATAAGGACAACTAACCTAGACAAGTCAAGCGTCGCAACAAGGGACTTGGTATGCTTTGAGGTTCTGGATTACGATTCTCTTACGTATATTAAGGTAGGAGATGCTTATGTAAACGTAGTAGCTATGATTTATAAAAAGGTGATAATAGGTCATACTCAGGAACGAGTTTACAAACTTGAAAAAATAGACCCAGAGGAGTCGAATACAAAAGATAACAAGGTTCCTAATTATCCTGTGTGGTGGCTTGATAATACTCAGGCAACTGATGGGTATGAGTATAGCGGGGAAAGAAGTGTAGAGTATATACTTTGTGTTTTAGTTGGGGAAGTTAAATACTTACTCTCACTTGGGAATGTTAGTATTAGTGTGAGCGGATATCATAATTTAGCAGGAGTAAACAAAGACTTGATAGAAGATGCTGGGTTACTTGAATCAGAGGGTCCTTTGTTTACTGTGAGTGGGAATAGACTTTACGGAGTTTCTGTGAACTGTGGAAAAGATCTTGTAGCGTATAGTTATGATGTTGAGGAAAGAAATGATAGACCAATAAGCAATCAAGCTCTTTTGCAGATAGACTCTCCGATAAATGTTGAAGATAAAAATGAGTTCTGGCAAAAGAAGAATAGAATTGTTGGGGCTATTAACTATGCAGGGGAAGGTACAAGCAAGGAATTTTCTTGTGATGACTTTCCTGATGAAGTTATGGCCATTAACTATGGTAGTGTTGAGTACAGTAGGGAGGTAACATAATGGCTATAACTGATTATGGAGTTATTCCACAGTTAATTGTAGATAATGTTAGTGGGAACATAACAAGTGTAGATGGTCTTGTTGGACAAAGATTTACAAATGCTTATACAGTAGCAGAAAGAGCATGGGTAGAACTGCAATCTTATTTAGCTCTCATTGGTAAAGAAGAGATGAATGTAGAAGGCTGGGAACCTATAGAAATTGAAGATACTTTGTCTGATATAATTGCTAGTATAACTGGAGTAAGGCCAGAGATTGATAGTTTAAATAGTTATATCAGTCAACTTATTGCTGTAGAGATTCCTAGTTTTCCAGACTATCAAGTATCTCCAACTGTAGAGTTTTCTAGTGGGGCACTGGATGTTAATAATGCACTGTTTACTAAACTTCTAACTATAATTGAAGATGGGGGGACAGGTCTTGGATCTGATGTTGAGGCTTTAATTTGGGCTCGTATGAGACAAAGACAAGAAATTGAGAATGCTAGACAATGGTTGGAAGCAGAGAATTATTTTGCTGGAAGGGGATTTGATCTTCCCCCCGGAGCATTAAGTGGAAAGTTAAACGAGATTTCTATTGATATAGCAAGAAGTAATGTAAACACTAATAATGATATAACTGTGGAACAGGCAAGGCTTGCTCAGACAAACACCCACTTTGCTTTGGGTGAGTCTTATAAAGCTACCGTATCTATTTTAGGAGATGAAGCCAACAGACTTGTTGCTTATAATAAAACAACCTGTGATGTGTATGTAGCTAAATTGGAAGGAGCAAAGGCTTCTATAAGTAAGTTTGTATCTATACTTGATAGTATGGTTAAGTATATTGGAGCAAAGGTTGGGTTGTATCAAGCTGATATTTCATTAGGTGGGTTAGAGATAGAAAGTAAATATAAAACGTCTGAACTTAAAGTAAGAATATCTATTGCACAAGCAGAAGTTAAAATAAAAGAGATGAGTTTAGTTATAGAGACAGCTAAGAATATGGTTGCCTTAAGAGTAGAGGCACTTAAGAGTGCGGCTCAGGTACTAAGTCAGATTTGTGCTAGTGCACTGACAAGTGTTAATGCTAGTGCTAGTATGGGAATTAGTACTAGTGTTGGAGAGAACTTGGGGATGAGTTATCAACAGTCATCTTCGCATAGTGAAAGTCATACTGAGAATATCAACATAAGTCAGAGTCAGTAAGGGGGATAAAATGGGAGAGTTTATAAGTTCTTCTACAAAGTGGAGAAGTGATTTTAACGAAGGAATGAAAAGGAAGTATGATATTCTCCAACAGCATGCTGATATCGAGGGAAGGGAGCAGGTTGCCAAGGCTCCTTACTACGAAGCAGCAGCCTCTCATGCTGCAGGGGCTAACCAGTCAGCAGAGAATATTGCTCAGATGCACTATGGGCCTGGTGGAGCTGTGGATAGGCAGATAGCTGGAAATGCTCCTTGGCAAGCGGCTAATACTGCAAGTGTATTGAACACAACTGGAATTGCTAAGCAGAAGTGGGAGGGGTTTGAGAAGCCTGCCATGACTAATATGCAAGATATGTTTAATGAAAACTTTGATATGATGAAGTCAAATAAGAAGAAGTCCTTGGCGTTGGAAGGAAGGTCTTATGATAGTCCTGAGTTTGCACAGAAAACATATGGTCTGTCTCCTGTTAATGCCCCAGTATCTCCTCTTGCTGTAGCAAAACCGAAAGTAAGGCCACTTTGGTATACTGGAAAGCAAACAACTCCTTTTAAAGAAGAACGTCAAGGTCCTATGTTTGCTCCCTATGGTGGGGGAGATAATAATCCTGTTAACTGGGCCTTACAGCCAGTAGTTCCTTTCATGAGAATGTTTCGATAGTAGTGGAGAGTTAAGATGCCTATCAAAATATACGAAGACTTCATGAAGCCCGATCCTATGATGCAGCATTTTGTGCAGCAAAGGATGGCTGAGCAGGAAAGGATTAGTAATGAGAGAAGAAACTTTCTCTCTGACCCCCTCAATGTGGAAAGGATTGTTTCCCACTTTCATCATCAAGCCCTTCCAGAAGACAAGGCAGCAAAGATTGCTACGGGTTCTTCGTTGGAAAAGATTGAGAAGGGTATTCCTAAAGGTGATCCAAGGAAGGGAATGGGAGCAAGGACTGTTGCGGAAGCTCAGCAGGCAATACTAGCTTCCCCCGGAAGACATCCTGTTGAGGTTGTGGCTGAAGCGTATAATAAGAACCTTGGAGGATTAGTAGACAAGGGACTTTATAACTATATTCGTGAGCAGAATTCTAGTCTTATTGGGGGTAAGGTTGCCACAGCTCCTGGGTACGAAAAGTGGAAACAACTTCCTGAACAGGCTGAAAACAAGTGGGAATATACTAATCCTCTTTTGTCAGCAGGAATAGGAGCAGCATTTTCTTTGGCTGGAGCAGGGATTGGAAGTATGTTAGCCCCCGGTCCTGGGACTGTGGCGGGCGGACTTGCTGGTAGAGTTGCTGCAACCGCTGTTGGTGGTTGGCTTGGAAGAACACTTGCTGTTAAGGCAGGTCAAACTGTACTCGGGCAAGCAGGTAAAGCAGGTCTTGTTGCAATTCCATCCTTTGCAATCTTTGATACTGCTCATAATGTTTTAGGTGAAACTGACTGGGGCAAGTCAAGACCAATAAGTAGACTGCTTGTTGCTGGTGTTGGTGGCGGTGCTGCTGATTATGCTATGATGAGAGGTCTTAGTGTAGCTACTAAACCAGTTGTGGATGCATTTAAAGACTTTAATATGATGGGGGATGTTCTTGCTAAGGAACCAAGTATTGGTAATATATTAAAGTACGATAAAGCAAGAGCTGGTGTAGGTGAAGAAGCTCGGAATGTAATGAAGGATAGGATGTCCTATAAGACTGGAGCAACAGAGGAGGCTAGTGAGTATTATAAGAACAACATTCCTCTTGGGGAGGGGATTGCTAGACCACGTCTTGATGCTTTAGAAAAGGAGACTTATCTTAGTAGCATACTCAAAGGAGAAACTCATGAGGGGGCGTTAAAGACTGCTACCGAAGCAAGTAGAATGGCTGTTGCTAAAAGTATTTCTGAAGCTGCTATTAAAGATGAGATGAATTTTAAGAGTCTTTTAGCAGAAAGGTCAGCACTTCATCCTGAAATAGATCCTATTCAACATAGTATCAATATTAGAAATGAGCAGGAGTTTATAAATAACGTGCTTGGTAGTGGAGGAGGAAAGGTAAGTACCTCAGAATTTCCTTCTATTATAAAGAATAAAAAGAAGATAAACCAATTAAAACTTGATGAAGCAACCAAAGCCACAACAGAGGAATACGAAAGGCAAATAGGGGATATAGTTCCGGGTGTGAAGAGTCTTGATGATCTTAAAATGGCATCTGAACTTAGAAATCTTAGTAGAAGAGATTCTGTTATTGCTCTTGGTAAAATTCAGCAGGCTAAAAATACAGGACTTATGACTGAAGAGGAAGCAAGATTGTGGTCTGCTCCTATTGAGAAGGTTATAAGGAGAGATCACAGAGATCTACTTGGTCTTGGAGTAGAGGAAAATGTGTTTGACCTTAGTGGCAAGGCTGTTGATACAGCCAAGGGACACGAACTTGCTATGTCATCTCTCACGAAGGCCTTAGAACACTCTGACCCCGCCAAAGCAATAGACATTTGGGATAATACTATTAGCCACGTTCTTTCTAATAGTGTTAGTTCAAAGTCAAAGGATGAGTTTCTGTCAAAGCTTAGTGTATTTACTTCGACAGATGCTCATAAGAACATGATGGAAAAAGCAAAAGGATTGTTTACTGATAATTTAAGTAATATGATTTATGGAGTAGGAGCAGTTGCTAGTGCAACGGGATTGATTTCCCTTATGACTCCGTCTTCTGCTGAGGCATTTAATGTAGAGCCTTTTGTTAAGGCAGCAAAGAAATTAACAGGAGCAGAAATGGAATTAGCTGTTAGTAAACTTATGACATCTCCTGTTGTTTCTGCAGATGGCCAGACGTTTCTACAAGGAGCAGCTAGCCTGAGTATGAAACCAAAGACTGAATATATTATAAGAAAGGAAGGGATAGGTCCTATACTATCAAGGATAGCTAGTCCGGGCCTTAACGAACAGTTCTTATTTAGAGCAGGTACTGGTCCTCGAGCTATATTGGCCTCTCATACAAGAGCAGCAGCAGCTGATACTACTGATATGCTTGGGGTTGCAAGTCGAAATCTTTCTGTTATACCTGAGGAGACAAACATAATTCGTGAGTATATGAAACCAATGCTAAAATATGATCCTATGTTGGCTGAGTTTAATGGGATTACTGCACAACATGATGTTCTGGATCAGATTTTAAGTGGTAAATATAAAGTCGCAGCGGATATAGAACAAGCTGGCCTGAGTAAAAGAATCAAGACAGGTAATCTTGATGAAGCAGATATGGAAGCAGTTAGATATTTTAATAACCTGAAGTCTGGTCTTGAAGAGGATCTTAAAAGGTTTGAGGAACCTGTAAAGGCATACAAGAATGAGTACAAAGAACGAGCACAATACCTTGTAGAAAATCACTCTTCATCAAGAGTTTTCTTTGGCGCAGAGGGAGAAAAGATGCGGGGGTTTGCTGCAACAGATCCTTGGTTTGGTGAGTTTAATGAGAAAGTTATGAATTCACTTAGTCACGATGAAAAACTAGCAGCTGCGAGACTTAAGGAACTTATGCAGTTCCAAGCAAAAAGGGCAGAGGAGGCGGGGCTTAAAACTATATCAAAGGAAGGGTATATGCCCCATGCCTTCCACCCTGATTCAGATTTGGCAAATCTTGACAAAATAGCAAAGGATGTTATGTTCTCTAAGGGCGCGGGGATTGATATGGCTAAGTTTCATTCTCGTTCTTTTGACTCCCTGCCTATGATGCCTGATGCCCATTTTGCTATGGCTAAGTATATCCCTGATTCAAATCTTAGAATTCAAATGTCTTCTTTCTGGAAGGAGTGGGGGCCGTTTGCTAAAGAGGCAGAATACAAAGGATACACTGGAGTTGCTGAGCATCTTAAGACTATACAAAAAGCATTCTCTCCTGTTGATGGGTTTGGAGGATGGGAAAAATGGGCAAGTAGAATACAAGCATTTGAAGCAGCAAGGTTGATCTCACTTAGCCCTGCAGTTGGTTTTAAGCACAGTATGAAACTTATGGCGAGTTTGTCTTTTGGAGGTACTTCAACCATTAAAAGTTTGCCTGGTGCTATTAAGATGTCCTATGATTTACAGTTAAATAATCTTCTTAGAACCGCCCCGCAAAATATTAGGGCTGCATTGGCCAAGTCATTTATCGGGGGCAAAGACATGTTTGCTATGGCTAATGATATTGTACCTGTTCAAAAGGATTTAAGTTGGTTTGATGCGGGCATAAAGAAGTGGAATGATAATACTAACTTCATTGTAAATAATGTAGAGATTTTGGATAGAGGTGTATCTGTATTATCTTCTTTAAATATGGCAGCAAAGAGAGGAATGACACCTGAGCAAGCAGCGTATCTTGTGCATGATACTATAGTAAGGGCTAACTTTCTTAGTGGTATACACAATCCTAGTTGGTTGAGGGACCCAAAAACCAGACTCCTTTTCTTGTTTCAAGGTACTCCATTTAAGATATGGGAGCAGCGTTTGTATACTGCTATTAGAGGAGGGCAAGCAATATCTGATGGGACAAAGAAGGTATATCAGCAACTTATCAGTGATATTAAAACTGGTGAGCGTAATATGAAGTATGGGCTTATTAAGGATGCTTTTACTGCAGCAAGAGATGTTAATGGAAATTCATACTCAGGGGAAATGATGAGAATGCTTTTAACACTTGGGGCTGTTGCCTATGGGGGGAAGCAGGTATTGGATGTTAGTTTTATGGACCAAATTCTACACCCCCCGTTTATTAAGGTTAAAGAACAATCAGCAGGTCTTGCTACAAATCCTATAATGGGTGCGGCTTATGGAACGTTAATGAGTAAGGATGATGAAACTAGTAACTTTATACAGTTTATGAAAAAGTGGCTTCCGCAAGGTCCGATTCCTGCAGCTGTGGTTAAGGCACATAGACTAAGTAAAAATGATATACCTGAAATATATAAGGACAGTAAAGTTCAATACTTCTTTGGTGTGCCTTCGTGGCACAGAGAGGATTGACCCAGACAAAATGTCATATTTTGACATATCTCGAAAAGAGTTTATAGTATTATGAGATACGTAAGTGAAGGTAGAGTAAAGGATATTTTAGGTCTGTCTACAGAGGATAAGCCGCACCTTACTGGCACTGGCCATACCTTCTTAGAGGTTGATACAGGATTAAAAGCTGTATGGGACGGTGAAAGGTGGGTTGAGGATGTATCTGCAATTTATGCTCAATCTAAAGGTCTCGAGAACTACTTTGAATCTCTTAGAGGAATAGGACTACTTGATGAAAAAGGAAATCCTTATGGTGTAAAGCAAATAAATGGTAAGCCCCGTGTTTCTACTATACCTTATCTTCATGACATTTCTTCCTTACATATTAGTGGTAAGTCTATTTGGTCGAAGGTAGGATATAATGGAGATGTAGATGGTGGTACTGAGGATATTTGGGCTGTAGGTGGGTTGTATGTATGGCCTACAGCAGAGATGCAGATGGAGGTTTATTCTGACTCTGAACGGGATCAGCAGCAGGCTATAACTGCATTTGCTACGTCTGATGGAGGGACAAAAACAAAGGTCACTGTTACAGCTAATCATGGACTGACCAACGGGGATAAGGTAACTATTTCAGGGTGTGCAACTGCGGCCTATAATACAGTTCATATTATTGAGCAAGTGAATACAAACTTCTTTGTTATCCCTGTGGCATATGTTGTAACAGCGGCGGCAGGTATAGCAAGGGGACCGGGAGTTAATGTCGTCACTATTTTCTATCTCAATGCGGCGGGAGTAGAGAAAACTGAAGATGTGACTATAGGACCTAAAGTGGCAGTTGCCACAGTAGCAACAGATATTTACAGGATAAACGCTTTTAGATCAAAGACTGTGGGTAATACGGGTAAGGCAGTAGGAAATATTGACTTAAGGAATCTGGCTGATACTCCTATATATGCTAGGATTGCTCCGGGATATACAAGGTCAAGGAATTCAGCCTACACTGTTCCGTTTGGGAAAACGCTGTTTATAACAGGGGCAACCTTTTCGTCTGTGGGTATTGCAACAGGTAAGGATGTTATCTTTACATTGAGAACAACTTATGATGATATAAATAATTCTATGAGGACGTTTTTCGTTCCCTTAATAGAGATAGGATTGATGGATGGAGCTGTTCATATTCCGTTTGATATACCTCTTAGACTTCCTGCTGGAGTAGATATGATTGTTACAGGTCTTGCGGGGAGTGATAATGCTAAATGTTCATCAATTCTTAGGGGATGGTTAGAATGAAACTCTGTAAAATAGGAATTCATAAGTGGGGTAGTCCTAAGCAGTGGATTGACAGTAATGGCAATGTTGTCTTTACACCACGTTGTAAGGATTGCCACAAACTAAAGGAGGTGGCAGGCGTCAATAAAGAAACTAAGAAGCTAATGTAGCACCTAAATCGTAAGGGGGTCTGAGATGGCAGTTAAACTGATTACAGATGTGAGAAAATTTATAGGGTTATCTACAGATACTAAACCATATTTGACTGGTATAGGTGGGAAGTTTACTGAGATTGATACCGGAGCAAAGTTCCTTTGGAATGGTGAGCAGTGGGTAGACGACTTAACTTTAACCTACGCCTTTTTAGAGGCACTAAAGATACATGGGAGGTAAGAAAAAATGAATGATCTTAAGATAGGACCTGGTGGAGGAGCAGATGCTCAGTTTGTCCCCCCGAGGGCAAGTAGAAATGGCTCGCATATTGTAGCTGATGGACAGGGAAAGTATTATGAACAAACAGTCAGAGGGAATGTTTTCTCAATGGTTCTGACTGCCTGGTCTACTACTATATCAGCAGGTAATACACTTGCAGCAGCCGCAGCAGCAGTGTCACAGTTTGCGCTATGGAATCCTACAGGAAGTGGGAAGAATATTGCTCTTCTGAAGTTTGCAACCTGGCCGATTTCAGGAACATGGGGTATTTCTGGTTTATGGCACAGTTATATGTCTGTTAATCCTACTATTGCAAGTACATCTTTGACTCCTGTTACTTGTAATAATATAGGTCTGGCAGCAGCAACTATTGCGGGGTATCACTCTTCAGCAGCAGGAACTGCGTTGACTGGTTGTTCAGCACTGAAAGTTATCAGGGCAGCTAATTTGTATATTAGTGCTGGTACGCTTTCAGCTTTGGCTGGTGTTGCTTATGTTGACCTTTGTGACGGGGATATAGTTATTCCTCCGGGTTTTGGCTGGGCTCCGACATGGGCACACGCAGGTACGACCACACTTGGTGGTTATTCTGTGACTTGGGAAGAGAATACGATCTAACTTTACTGAAGGACCTGCTCTGTAAAGGGCAGGTTACTTCATTACATAAGGAGAACTAAAATGGCTGGAACTATTATAGCTACTACAAGGGGGATCAAGAAAGTAGGTTCTCCTTATAAGTACGATATGATTGAGGTGAGATTGCTTTGTACTTGTGAAGCAGCAGCGGCTACGTTTACGTCTGTGGTTTTGAATACTCTTTCTGGAGTAGTTGGTTATGATCTTGTTGGGTATAAACTGTATAGTGTCAAAGCTTTCCCTGGCTCGACTGGCCCGACAGATGCAACGGATTTGACTATTACAGATGTTGATGGAGTTGATCTTCTTGGGGCAAGAGGAACGAACTTGATTATGGAAGCTACTAAGACTTCATGCTGTGCGGGGTCAGCTAGCAGCGAGATGCCTATGCCCATTACAGGTCCAATTACAATTAACATCTCTAACAATGCAGTCAATGCAGCTGTTATAAATCTTAAACTTTTATTTACAGTTTAAGGAGTATTCAAATGAGCTATTATACACAAGAATACTATGAGCAAGGTGGGGTTACAACTAAGTACAGAGGCACCATCACCGGACTCCGCATAAGTGCTGTTGACGGAACGGCGTTTGTGGACGGCGCAAACGCTTCCGTAACTGCTTTGGCAGACGGCAACCATGAAATTTCTATATACGACTCCTCCGGCAGGGCTTTGAAGGGGGTGCTGAAGGCGGCGGGGTCAGGAGGTGGAACTCTGAGTGCGGAGAAGATTTTGGGTTGGACTAATCATATTTCTCTTGGTTACAACACTTTCACGAAAAACGCAGATACGAGAATTATAGATTCCGCCATTGAAAATCCCGCTGATACTGCCCTTGCTTACTGGGATCACTCTACAACCATGCCGGATAAGGCTCTCTTTTGTTTCACAGCATCCCTTACATTAAATGATGGGAAAACTGACTGTCCAAAGTTTAGAACTGGCGATGATGGAGGAGCTGATAATGGTGTTTTTACAGTAGCAATGGCAACTACACTGGCATCTGGAGCAAACACATATTACAGGACAAGTAACGGTCATGATTTAATGATGACTATATGGACTTTAGGTGATGCCTCTTTCAGCCTGAATCCCTCATACAAACAGATACTTGCCCCCTCCTCAAGTGGCTGCACGGTGGTATCCGCTAAGGGTGGCGTTACCTATAACTTCACTTCAAAGGATGCCTCGTTTGCTTATAATAAAGCGAGCTATGACGTGGTGGTGAGGAGATTGAGATGAATAAACTCGGAGACTTATTCAACAAGTATCAGGACGCCTTCATAGACGCAACGGAGTCCTCGGACAAGATCATCGACATACTTGTGCCTGTCAGGATTCGCCTATACGGGCGGCAGCAGGACAAGATAGCCGCATGGAACGCAGAGCATCCAGATAATCAGGACAATATGTTTTTCATGTCAGTCTCAACCAATCCTGTCGAGTTGTGGGGAGACTTGAGGGAAGCTGACGGAAAGCCCGTTGTAAATCATTTCGCGCTTGGCCATGAACTCGGTCATGCTATGCGGGTAGCGATGAGTGGGTGGACACTTCGGTCAGAGAATGACGGGGAGATGTTAAGCCCGGATAAATACATAGAAATTTAGGAGGAATCAAACCATGATGGTAGAAGGGCAGAAGAAGCACTTATCAGCGGTCACGTTTCAAGGGGTAGTTTATAACATCTACCTAATGTGCCAGATGCAGGGGCCACAGGTTTATATCCTTGTTCTCTGTAAGGGTGACTGGCAGGTTGCAAGTCCTGAGACTCTGGAGACTTGCCTTCTTGACGATTCCAGTGGACAGTATAGTAGTCAGGAGAAATGGCCCGATCCCTTTAACTATGTCACATGGGCCTGTGGGATTCTCCAGACAGAGTGGGCGAAGGTCGAGGGCGGGACAACTCCACCTCCGGTAACTACATGGACTGAGAGGTTGGAAGCATATCTCTTTCGCGTGGCTTTCTTTCTTCAAGCGGATGGCAAGCATGTCATCAAAATAATCTAAGGAGGGTATAATGACACAAATCGAACAAGCAAAGATCAAGCAGGCAATCGGGATTCTTCAGTCACTTCTGGTGGACGAGCAGGCGGAATACACTTTTGTTGGCACATTCGCTGGGGCAATGCTTCGGGATCAGGCGGGTAAACTGCACAAGGCGGTCAGGGACGGTGACAAGTGGGCACTTGCCCCTCCAGAACCTGACCCTGAGCCAGATAAGCCGAAGCCGGAAGTTGTCTGGCCTGAAGTGGACTACAGCAATCCTCGTTACACAATCGGGACGTGCAAGACCTGCGTGTCCTACTACTCAGACCTGTTCAAGTTCGGCTTCCCCGGATTCGTGGCAGAGATCAGGAAGTTCTGGGGACAGCAGGAAGGCTTCTACCAGCCGATTAAAGACTTCATCAGAGACTACCCGGAGCTGTTCCCGAAGTGTGAGACCTGTTAGGAGTTGCGCCAATTCAGTTGTGAAGGAGATGGGCGGATGCCAGATCATTATGACGAAAGGCTCTGTAACTCAAAGCACGAAGGATTAATGAAAATCGTTGCCTTAAGTGCAGATAAGTTGAAGACCCGATTAGACGGGATGGACATAGCCTTATCATTGAAGACACAGGATATGGATCGTCGACTGGAAGGTCTGAACCATCTGCGTGCTGAATACACCAGAGACAGGATGGAGGATCGGGCGCAGTACGTCAAGACGGAGACATACGAAATCAAGACGAAAGGCTACGACGAGTGGACAAGGATCGTGGACAACAGGCTGATGAAGATGGAAACGCAGTATGCCAGCAGGATCAGCTTTGCGACTACATTGTCTGTGTTCTCCGCTATTATAGCCTTGCTCGGAGTGGTTATTCCGTGGCTGCTTCATAAATAGGGAGGGGGGAGAAGGTGAAATACTTTAAGATCGAGGAGTTTGCCTGTAAAGGTAAGGATTGCTGTAATGGCTCCCGCCTTGTGGACCCAACCTTTCTCGAAATGCTCGACAACGCAAGGGGGATTTCCGGTGTGCCTTACATTATCCGTTCAGGGTATCGTTGTTTTAGCCATAACAAGGCTATTGGTTCAACAAGCACGAATCATATTAGGGGTCTGGCAGCAGATATTGAAACCTTGGATGGCCCGACCAGAGGCAAGGTCCTCCGGGGACTCTACCTTGCAGGATTTCGTAGGGTTGGAATTTCCTTCGCGAAAGGATTTGTCCACGCAGATATAAATGATGGGCCGGAAAGTTGTTTTGAGGAGTAAAGACTATGGGAATCGCTGATATTAACATTGACGGAAGCCTTATCAAGGGAGCGTTTGAAGGGGTCAACTCTTTCATCCAGACTATTCGAAGCGTGATAACAGGCAAGCTACCGCCAGACCAAGAGGCGGCCTTGTTGCAAAGGGCACTTGAAATCGAGGCTACGCTGAACAATGCACAAGCAGAGATTAACAAGATTGAAGCGGGTAGTTCATCACTATTTGTTGCAGGATGGAGGCCTTTTATCGGCTGGACTTGCGGTGTTGCTCTGGCTTATAATTATGTACTTATGCCATTCATAGTGTGGTTCGTGATGAACTTCTATCCAGATGCTCCTGGTATGCCAGTTTTGGATAATAGTGAGTTGATGACTATCCTATTAGGCATGTTAGGTTTGGGTGCCATGAGGACGTATGAGAAGGTTAAGAAGTAAAGACTGTTTCTACACTTTCTACCTGTTCTCTAAATCTAATAGCTAAGCATTCTATACTTTCATACTGAGCGCAGCAAATAAATCTAAACTGCCCCTCAGTAATCTCAACATACCAAGTATGACTTCCCCCATCCTTGTAACTGACCCCAACCTCATAGACATTATCAAACAGCTTCTTGGCCCAATTTAAGTTGGCCTCAGAAGGCTCTCCCAATCCTGCCTTAAGCATGGTTTTAAGGTTCAAATTCCGCAATAAGATCGTGTCATTTTTTGACATATCTCAATCCACCCCAGTCCAAATATACCATATATCTCCGGTCTCATTCTTAGGTCCTCTAAATACTCTCTTAACCTTTCCTGTCCTCATG